CCATTCTTTTAAATACTTGACGCGACGCAACGCAACGCAATTTGCGTCGGCGCGCGCGAGTGTGATTTTTATTTCCCATTTTTAGTGCTCCAAAAATAAAGAACGATCGGAACGATAAGAATTTTTTGCTTATCGTTCTTATCGTATTATGTGCCCAATTGTCTGCAATCTTCGCGACTACTTCAAATCCTACATTTCCTTCGTTTTTGTCGTACACGTGCTCCAGAGAAACTGAAAATTTAATAACTGAAAATTGCAATTGGTAAACGGATTACAATACTGTGTTTGTGCTCTATATATGTAATTATAGTTAAAGTGAACATGACGTTATATTTTGGCTCGTGTAGGTATCTTAAATTATTCAATGAGGAATATGAGTTTCCCGCAAGATTATACAGTACAAAAGAATTTATTAACCTATTTGACCACTACAATGATATACCTGGATACTTAAAAGGATTTCCGGGTAAAATACATACTGTAATATTTGGTGAGATAGATAACCGAAGGATATGTAAATTATGCAATGAGCACCTTCTTAATATGAATAATCGTAAACCAATTATACATACTGTAATTATAGAAGTTTCTAGTTTAAAATATGTGATGTTCAATGATAAAACGCCATGTAATGCATGGCGTTACAGGAAATTAAAACCCAAACTAAATATCGAGGATACACATGCATATAAGTTGCATAAGCTAAGTTTTTCTGAACTACGAGACGATATAGTGAAGATAAAAAATTTGATACACGAACGATTTGGAAATCAAAAAATTAAACTTGTTATAATTCCACATGTAAATCTGTATTCAACTAGAACAAAACAATATATACCGGAACGAGAAGAACTTTGTGACAATTTGTTGAAAATCTGTAATGAACTGAATATTATATATGCATCCATGAAGGATTGTGTACCATCTAACGTGACATTAGAACAAGTACTTACTGATGGATTACATTTTGAAGATGAAAAATATAAAAACATGTTGAAATCTCATGTGAGGCAAAAACTATCAAATAATATTCACTGAGCACCAGTATTTACGCTCGAAGAGCTTAACATTTGGGAAGACTGTTTCGCCCAAATAGGAATCCGCAAAGTCGGTAAGTACCCGGCGAAAAAAACGCTGATATGTAACACCATATTGTGAGCATTGTATTGAAATTTCTTATCGTTCTTATCGTGTAAATATGTGCAATCGTTCGCATTCACAAAAAAGCATTTAAGATTTATTTGTACATACCCGTATGGGCGACAAGGGTATTGTGCCCGAGCGGTCCAAGGGGTTGGACTCAAGTTCCAATGTACGATTGTACTCGTGGGTTCGAATCCCACCGATACCATTTTTTTGTCGCTCATCACGTGGAAAAGACAAACGTGATGAGTTGCACATTCAAGTCGATTCGAAGTAGTTTCGAATTGAAACACATGACGTGAATTTTTCAATGAGTTCGGTCTTACTCGAGTCGGTGTACCACGTTTTGTTGCGTTGATCCCATCGAGCTCCCATTTTCTTCGCTTCCTCTTTTTGGACGAACGGTACGTTGAGATCGACTCGAGTGGTGGTCGTTCTTTTGGGAGCGTCCTGTCGCATCGTCGCTCTTTGAGCCAAAGCGTCCGCTGCCGCGTTCCCGATCTGATGCGGGTTGGTGCCGTTAGTGTGCGCTACGACATGCAAGAAGGTGACGTTTTTGTGAGGTTCGAAAGAGGTGTACGCGTGTTTCACCAAGGCTTTGTTGGGGATGTCTTTCGTCCATCCGTTCCGAGCACATCTCAAGCCGTAGTTGGTCACACATTTGATCACGTACTCCGAATCGGTAACGATAACGAACTCCCCTCCTTTTTGAATATCTTCCTTCAACAACTCGTACGCTTCGATCACCGCGGTCAGTTCCGCAACGTTGTTGGTTTGTTTTCCAACGACCGAACGCGACACGTTCCTCGGATCGTCCTCTCCAAAGTAAATACCGATTCCGGCTCTGGCATTGGCGTATCCGTTGTTGACACACGAGCCGTCGGTGTAGACGTAAACGACCATTGATTCACTTCCATCGTCATACAAGACAATATCTTAAGTAAAAACCTAAAAAAAAATTTAATATGATCACTTGATTTGATTGTAAAACTAAAAATACAACAGTAGATATAATACAAATCAACATGATGAATATCTTGAAATATATATCAAAACTTATTGTAAAAGATAAAATACAATTAACTAAACCCAACGAAAACAGTTTTTCATCGAGTATTGATTTCGACTTGTACCCGCCCACAAACCACGAAGACGCATGCATTTGTATGATCGATATCGTTAATTTTTCCAAATGGTGTAACGATAAATCACCTGAATCCATATACATCACTATGACAGCTTACAACACATTTTTGTCGGAATACATCGATAAATATGAAGACGTTCATAAGATAGAATTAGTGGGTGATTCGGTGCTGATTGTGAGTGGAATGCATAGATTCGGTGCACGATTGGATGCGAGTACCACTGTTACAAATATGATCTATTTGAGCATAGATATATTGACAAATTTGAATCAAATACAAGAAATTTTCGATAACAAACATATATCCCTTCGAATAGGGATTCATTTGGGAAATGTATACAGTGGATTCATTCAAAATCCTAAAAAATTTCAATTATTCGGAAACTCTATTAATATCGCAAGTCGATTGGAATCTAACAGCTTACCTGGAACATTTACCATTTCAACGAATACATTCAAAAAGCTTGATTTGACAAAGATACCACCTCAGTTCAATGTTTTGGGAAAGTCAAAGTCATGTATGCTCAAAGGTGTGGGGAACGTAGACATCATGACGGGATTTATCAACAAAGACGCTATACTTATCGCAGACGACGACTATGTCTTTTTGGAAATATTCACTCGAACATGTTCTCGAATATACAAAAAAGATTGTGTGCCTTGCGACTCCATTCACAAAACGTTCGCATTTATGAAAGAAAACACATATTTCCTGTGTATCGTTGACGTCCATTTTATGGACAACATTATCTACGGAAGTTTGAAAGAGTTTAGAGATTGGGAATTGGTGTACAGAAAAACACGACAAATTATACTACTTATGACAATCGATATCGAAAATATAAAAGACTCCTATCTGAATTTAGTGGACGGGTTTTTGGATAAATCAAACGTATGTGATTATTCTACCTATCCGTCTCAAGAGATGATTGGCTCAAAGAACATCACAATTTAAAAGTAATTCGTAGAACGACAGCCAACAAGATCCCAATGTGACGTTCTTCTTTGTAATGATGGGATACAGTGCGTTAGTGGTGTCTCGAATGACCTGCATCATTATCCACTTTTGCCAATAATACCGGAAGTTATCGATTTAAAATCTTGAAGGATGTATCGCAATGTAAAGAGCCCCGATGGTGTACAACCACTATGTTGTTTCTGAAAGACGATTGATGTCGAAGATATTCGATCTTAAATTCAAAGGCTTCATCCCAATCATCGACTACGCCGTGGAACACAGCAAGGATACCTCCGCGTTCGAAGATAAATTTACGCAGTTGCTTCATACTTATCCAAACAACTACTTCGCGATCAAACTGTCGGCGATCGACTTCGATCTACCGACCGCCGAGCGTATCGTGTCGAAGGCGCGCGTCGCAAACACTCGTATTTTGATCGACGCCGAAGAAGTGATGGTGCAGGATCGAGTCAACGCGATCTGCGACGAGTTGATGATCAAACACCACACGCACCTTTTCAAAACATATCAAATGTATCGCAAGGACGCCATCGCCCACTTGACGTCAGATATACATCATTATTATCACGAAAAACAGATCCCGTTGAACATCAAGCTGGTCCGGGGTGCGTATCTGCACAACGACAAACACACAGGAGCGTTGCACGAAACGAAACAAGACACGGACTTCGCGTACGACTACATGGTCGACGTACTGCTTCAAAACGAGCAACACGTCGGCAAAGTGATATTCGCCACGCACAACAAAACGTCGTTCGACAAATTCAAGGACGCGAAAGCCTCGCAATTCTCACACGCGAGTTTGATGGGGTTCTCGGCGCCCTTAGGATGGCAAGGAAGTGTTCCCAAGATGGTGTACGTACCGTTCGGTCCGTTTCATAGAACCTATCCGTATCTGATCAGACGTTTGTACGAAAATCCGTTTGTGTTCTCCAGTCAAAAAAAAAAATTGACCAACTATTTTAGACCTAATTAATAAAAAACACATTAACAAAACAATGGATCTCGCGATGTCTCTCTTCGAAGACGGTGCTGCGATGGAGTGTGCGGAAGCGCTCGGAACCGCGCAGGACGGATACGAGTACGGTACCGCAAAAGACAAAGGACGCGCCGTAGTGGGTATCGGCTCCAGCTTGGCGGCGGGTGCTGTAGCTGACTCCATGCTCGCCGGTGCCGCGATCGGAGGACCGATCGGATTCGTCATTGGTGGGGTGGCGGGCCTCGCAGCCGCAACGGTCGCCAAAGGTGTCTACGACGCTGTAAAGGAAGAATAAACGCGACGAGCACCGAGTTCACTTCGTTCTCTTCGAAAAAACGATATTTACAATATCGTTATTTTTTTGTCGTACAACAGATTCACCCACAAAGGAGCCGTTTTTATTTGCGAAAAATGGTGATCGTTTTCGTTCTCGTGTAGGAAACGGGTGTTTACGGTACCGCTTCGAGGGTCGAGAGTCTGTTTCACGATGTCTATGTACTCGTATCCTCGATCCGCACATTTACGTTTCAAGATGTTGTTGTACTCCAACGTCAATTTGGTTCGATCGACGAGGCTCGCTTTGACTTCCTTTCGTAGATTCGCGACCTCGCTGTGTATGTTTCGATGATCTTGCAAGGTGGGAAGATTCGCCCCGATTACAACAATTTGATGTGGCTCGAAATATTTTCGTACATGTGTATCGATAAATCCGAAGAGATTATCGATCGAGTTGTTCAATTGTGTATCTATTGGAGTATCGTACTTCTCTTTACGATACCAAATCACAAAGCCGCAGTCCACCTCTCCTAACATGATCATCACCCGATCATGTGTTGTTTTAGAACGCAGTTTGTTTTTGAATATCGTCAACGCGTTCGTCTTCGAATTAGGATTGCAAGCTCCTTGCGCGGTGGCTCCGTTGACGGTGATTACGTTGAAGTACGTGTTGGGCAGGAGGCTCCGTTTGTTGATGTAGTTGAACACGTTCGAATGGCTGTCTCCCAACACAAGGATCTCCTTTCTCTGATTTTTGTAATGCTCGTAAACGTTTCGGTGGTTTTTAACAAGTGCGCGATAAAACAAAAGGATAGCCAAACACATCACCAAGACACAAAAAAAATCAAACGCAGTCATTCTATTAATACAATTGGTATATAATAACGAACTTTGCGCAAGGAGGCTTTACAGTTTTTTGTTGGTAGAATTCTCCCACATGATGAGTTCCGACACGATATTGTTCAATGTGCCATGGTACAAGTTGCAGTTTTTACTAGGGAATTTGATAAGCAAAGCGATCCTGATCCAATAGGTATCGTGTTTCGAGTTGCGCAAACGAAGTATATATTTTACCTCGGTGTCTCGTAGTATCTTAGGCAGTTGTTTGATCGCATGGCTACGCACACTGTACCATCCTTTACAATAGGATCTTACCGCTATCAAGCCGTCCGAATCTTTGAAGGAAACATTGGGACGAGCGTTGGGAGGAACGCACGGCATCAAAGACATGACTCTTTACGAAATACAAATAAGTCGCAAACTTTGATCAAATTTTTTTGCACTTCCTACGTAAAAGAGGATATATGTCGCGTTATTTTTTGTTCGGAACCGGATTTATTATAGGGTTCATCTTCGTATATAGTGTGTGCCTCATGTTTAAATCCTCTTCGAATGGACAAACAAACGTACAAGAAACGATCGTGGAAGTTAAAGCCAAAACTAAAGAGGATCGGAGCTACGAGGAAGCGATCTCTTTGGCCAAGATATGCCACTACGGGCCGGCCGTGAATCACGACGAGGCTTTGGTGTATTATTTGGAAGCCGAAAACAAAGGACGTAGTCGATACGAACGAGGAGAGTGCGCGATGGCTCGAGGATCTTTATGGGAGGCTGCGAACCCACCGAATTTGACTCGCGCGATCGCCGCGTATTTGGATGCTTGGGAGAGCGGGTACGAAGACGGGGTCCTACGTATCGCTCATCTTTACGCGCACGGTGCGCATCCTCACTATCTTCCGGATAAGGTGGAAGCGTTGCGCATATATCGCGAGTTAGAGTACGTCTCCCCCACGTTGAAACCGTGGTGCAAGTTTGGGCAGAACGACTTGTCAAACATACGATACGACCCCGACTCCGTTCCACAACAGGGGCGCGTATATCAAGCGCTTCCGACCGGAATCGTACGTGCAATCATGGAGAGGATGCGCTATCCCATCGTTGTGCCTTGTACGAAGGCGGCTCCCGTTTTGTTACCGTCCTTACCTGATCATAACGAAGAGGACACCATCATGGATATGTTCGAGAGGGATATAGTCGCGATCGCTCCGCCCCCTCCTGTAGTACACAACGACATGCAAAACGTACACGACCACACGCTTCAAAATCTAGCAGAGCAAAATCTGACCCTTTCCGAAAAAAGCTTGCTCTCTACCACCGGAACTCAAAAGAAGAACGCTCGTGAAGAGTTATACGCAATGAACTTAACGGACTCCGCGCGAAAGGTGCTAGATTCGCTCACCAACATGCCTCATTCTCGATTCGAAAGAAGCGAAAAAGAAGTACTCGACGCGGTTTGGGCACGAATCCATTCACCAGAGAACGAAGCGAATCGAGACGAGCTGATTCGCTCGTTGATGGAAAATTTAGATTCCGGTGTAGAACACGGATTCGTGGTATGCTCCACCGGAAAAATCATGCGTATGTTGTCCACATTAGAGGTACTCGATCAAAAAGCGGAAATCATGCGACCGGAATGGGCCATACGACAAGAGATCGGAGAGACGGTAGGGAAAATATTACGATCGCGATTAGAGACCGCGCCTGAAGCGACGCGCGAAGCGTACGAAGCCCTCGAACCATCCCAAGAACAAACCGAACTCGCCGACAAGTTGCGAGATAGAGTTCGAGAGGAGGTTCGGCGCACATGCGCAGCGGATTATAAAGACACGGTGGACTCGGAACGCTTGGCTCTGTACGTCGACGCGAACTTGGAGTATATCTAGACGCAAATGTCGTGATTAAAGTAGATCTTGTTCGGAGGACGACGAAGGCACGCGATCAGTTCCGATCGGGTACGTCGACCGGCACGCGGTACCTTTTTGAACACCGCGTACCGACGAAGCTCGTTAACCGTGAACGTCTTCGGCGACTCGAGATACAGATAGGGACGAATTTGATCGTACACTTTATCGTAAAATCGTTTGTTAATGTAGTTGTCTCTCCAGGGAGCGAATGTTTGACGATAAACGTGTAATCTTGCGCAAAGTGTGAAGATCTTATGAGCGAAATCGTTATTGTGCACAAATATTGTCCAATCGATTTTGTACACCTGATCAACGTATTCCATCAACTGCTTGGTGAGTACGCTTTTGTGCTTTTCTCC